CAGGCCCCGCCGCTCCGGTGCGGGGAGGTCAACCATCGCCGCCGTCTCCATCGAGCACCACCACAGATCCCCGGCCGTTATCACGCATCTGCCGGATCTCCGCCACGAGGTTGCTGTCGGGCGTATCAGCCATTGCGGTCCTCCAGGGCTCGGCGGCCGGCGCTTGCGAAGGCCTCGAATGCGTCCTTGTCGCCGTTGCAGCAGTAGAAAACGAGAGGCTGCGGACCGTCCTGATGGGCCTCGTCGTAGCGAAGGCTGGCCGGTCCGACCGCCATGCCCGGAAACTTGAACGACACGATGGCCTGCCGAACGATCAGGTGCCCGTCGACCTCCACGACATAAATGTGCTCCTTGAAATCGCCGGCTACGAAATCGATGGCGCCAAGGCGGCGCGCTGCGTGCTGCTTCAGCTTTGTCAGGAATGCGTCGCCCGCTTCTCGCTTCCGTCGCTGCGTCTCCGTCCACTGTTCGTGACAGTGCGCGCAGCAGAACACGAGGCTATCCATAACCCCGACCACTCCGGAAACCGGCAACCCATCCTCGGAAAGGTTCTCCTCGTTGATGCGCATGCCGCAGCCGGAGCACTCGAACCACCAGCCTTCCTCGACCATCACGCGGGCAGGGACACCCATCTCGGCGTACTGGTCCAGTCCGGGCGCACGATGGACAGACATGCCGCCGATCTCGCCGCCGTTGTATTCGTTGGCGCCGGCCTTTCGGGCAGCGATATTGCTCTTGGCGAAGATCACGCCGCCGGTGCCTTCGTCTGTCTCCTGGACGATGAACGCCCTCATGAGCCGCCTCCCATCCGTGCGAGGGCGGCTAGTGCGTCGGCACAGTCGTGCATAAGGCGCTTGAACTTCTCAGACTGATCGGTGGCCCTATGCGGGTTGTTGATTGACTCCCGCAGCTTTGCGGCAAGCGTTATCAGGTTATCCCTGCCGTAGCCGGCCAGCGCCTCCCGCGTGTCGGGCGGGACCATCTCGCAGTCGCGGGCGGCGTCATCTTCGATCGCCCTGCGCATGGACTGCGCGTGAACGCCCGCGTTGTTCCTCATCCAGTCGATGACGGTCCTACTGCTCGCGCCGTGCTCAATCATGTCGCGGATGCCGAGGAACCCGACCCGCGCGACCCGCACCACCTCGGCAAGCCTCTCGACCTCCTGGTGCAGGGCGGCGGCCTCGGACTCGGCGGTCTCAAGCCGCTCGGCCACTGCGATGCCCTGGTTCCTGTAGGTTCGGTTTTGGTCGATCAGCGCGTTGATCGTCGCCTCCGCCTTCTCCGCCCGCTCGCGCAGGGTGCCGATGGTGGCGATGAGGGCGCGCACGTCGTCCCAGCGCTTACGCTTCGGCCCATCGGGGTCCGATACCATCGCGCGCAGTTCCTCGATGCGCGCGTCCGTCGCCGGCTCTATCGTCATATCGCTACCTCTCGGAAGTCGCGCGGGCTCCGTCGCGCAATGCGCCTGCGATGCCGCTTCAATGGAAGATGCGTCGGGGGAAGGATCGTCACGATCCACTCCGATGCCGTGGACCACACCACCGGCAGCCATATCCCGGCATACGATATCGCGTGGATCTCGCAGCCATCGTCGGACGGGCGAAGATAGATGCGCCGGCCGGAGCGGATCAGGCGCACCATCGCGCGCAGGTCGTCCATCTCCAGGAGCAGGCCGTAACGCTCTCTTGCGCGGGTGATGGCGGGCGGCTCGGTCATGCTGCCGTGTCCCGCGGGTCGCGCGCCATGCGGCCGGTTTCTTGCTGGAACTGCGTCAGAAGCGCAGACCATGCCGCCCGCTCTCGCGTGTTGCGTGCGTCGTCCAACTCGGTGCGTGACTGCACCTTCAGGACAAGCCGCAGCGCGCCGGCTATGTCGCCGCTGGCCGCTCTGACGGCGTTCGGGTATTCCTCCGCCAGCCAGCCACGAAAGTCGTCCTGCTCGCAGAGAATGCCGGCCTGCGCGCTGAGGCGGAGTTCGGTGAACTTGCGCCGGGGCTTCTCCGTCTCGGCAGGGGCAGACCGGCCGGAAGTGCTCGCGCCGCCGGGGTCGACCTGTCGCGCGACGGCCTTGGCGTCCAGAAGCGCCACCGCCACCCACTTCTCCTTGCCGGGCATCGGTGCGCCGAGCGTCGCCAGCACTTCCTCGGTCTGCTCGATCGGCACTTCCAGCACGATCTGCAGGGCACTCCGCGTCTTTACCATGCGCCACTCGGTGAAGGTCGCGCGGATCACGGCGGGGGCGGTCACGACTGCGGCTCCAGGAGGGCGTCGCGAGCGACCTGCTCGTACCGCGCGATCCGCTTCCGCAGCCACGCTTCTTCGGGGCCGTTCATCGCGGCGGGCTGGTTCAGCATACCGCACCCATAGACGCCGATTTGCTCAAGCGCCGCTTCAAGGGCAGCGATACGGGCGCGTGCGATATCGGCGCGGACGTATTCGGTCCCGCGTTCCATCTCGCTATCTTCGGACCATCCGCCAACCCATGATCGCCGCATGCCGGGCAAGCTGGTGGACATTCCGTTCATGGTGGCGAAGATGCGTTCCGGTGCCGTGCTCTTGCTCACCGCTCAATCCTCCGTTCGACAGTCCCATTCATCCGTTTCCGCAGGTGCTTCGGGAACCCCGCGCTGCGTATGGTGCCCTTGGGCCGCTTCTCGCCGCGGTGCTTGGCGCCGGCCCGCAACGCCTTCGCCCATTCCCGCACGTCCACCGACGACTTCACGCGGTGACAGGTGCGGTGCGCCGGGGCGAGGTTGTCGTCCGTCTCACTGCCGAGCAGGGCGCGGGCAACCATGTGCTCCACGTCCCACCGGCAACCCACCGGGCGCTTGCAGAGCCAGCACAGCCCACCGTGGGCGGCGAGGATCGCGGAGCGCTGGCGGGGCGTGAGGCGGCGGCGGGTCATTAAAACCCACGCGTCCGGTAGTCAGCGCCGTTGCGGATCTCCTCGTTGATCTCGCGATGACGCAGGCCGTGGCATGGCTCGCATAGCCACGTCACCTCCATGGGGCGGTAGTAGGACTCGTGGTGTGCATCGACGTGGGCGTTTGCGCCGCATCGCTCACAGATATCCGGGCGCACCAATCGTTTGGCGCGGATTGCATGCCCGACCATGACGTGAGCCCGTCGCTTGACCATGTTCCGGTCTCTCCAGAAGCGAGAGCGCTTGTTATCGTGCGCCCGCAGTTCCGGGTCCGTCTTCACCCGGTCCATACGCTTCTGGCGGAGTTCGACGCGATTCGGCTCGTCGGCTCTCGCCCGGTCATACGTCCGGTAATAGTCGATCCGCTCGGCGCGGTTCGCCCGCACCGCTGCCTTGTGGCACTCCTTGCAGCGCGACTTGACCCCGGCGTAGAACTGGTCTTGCGGCTTCTGCTCGCCGCAGAGCTTGCACGTCCACATCAGAAGGGGATGTCCGAGTCGAGGTCTTCGACCGGCGTTCCCCTGCGCCCCCCGCCACGCTGCTCGGTGCGCTCCTGCGTGCCGGTGTCGGCGTCACCGTCGTTCGACCTGCCGTCGAGCAACGTGATTTCGCCCCGGAACCGCGTCAGCACCACCTCGGTCGAGTACTTCTCGACGCCCGACTGGTCCTGCCATTTGCGGGTCTGCAACTGGCCCTCGATGTAGACCTTGCTGCCCTTCTTCAGGAACCGCTCGGCAATGTCCGCAAGGTTCGGGTTCATGATCGCGACCCGATGCCACTCAACCCGCTCCTTCCGCTCGCCGCTGGACTTGTCGCGCCAGCTTTCGGATGTGGCGACGTTGAGGTTGGCGACCTTCTCCCCGCTGTTGAGGTGCCGAATCTCAGGGTCGCGCCCGAGATTGCCCACGATGATGACCTTGTTGACGCTGCCGCTCATGCTGCTGCCTTTCCGTTGTCGGGCGTCTGGTTTTCCAGCGCCGCGCGTGTGTCCTCGATGGTCGCTTTGATGCGCGTATAGAGGTTCGGCGCCTCACGCTGGCAGTTGGTCAGCGCGGCAGCGTTCAAGTCGGTCCAGCCGAGAAGTTCGTTCATGTTGCGAGACTGCTTGGCGCGCTTCCCCAACTCCGGCGCCCACGCATTCCAATCCGACCCGTTCGGAGTGGCGGGAACGTTCAGCCGGAAGGGCGCCGAGTACGGGAACTCGCCCGGCGCAGCCTTCGGGGCCGGCTGTTCGGTCACCGGCTTCATGGCAGTCTGTGTCTGCTTCTTCGGGGCTTCGTCCGCGTCCGCGTCGTGGTAGTCGCCAGTCGGGATGCGGAACAGGTTGAGCGCGAAATACTTCGTCGCCGCTGTCAGGCACTTGTTGGCCGCCTTGTCGTCGAAGCCGCCCTTGCTGTTCTTCGCGGCGCACATGCCGGAGAACACCGGGGAGGGCTCCAGCCGGTCGCCGGAGATGTGCGCGACGTGGAACTCGAACTCGATGACCATCACGGCGTCGCTGGCGAGCAGTTCCATCTTCCGCTGGTGCGGCACGATGACGAGCCCGTGCGTCGCCTGTAGCCGCTGGAGCGCGTGCGCGATATCGGCGGCGGTCGCGTATTCGTAGTTGTGAAAGGTGTTCTTGCCCTTCTTCTCGACTGCGCCGACCTCGCCCATGATTGCGGCGATTGCCCGGAGAACCGGCTGCTCTGTCTGCTCGCTCATATCGCCACCTGCTTGGGTTCGACTTTCAGCCCGTCCACGTCGCGCTTCTCGGTGCGGGCAACCTCGTCGGCCATGCGGGCGAGGAAGGCCGTCATGTCGTCGGGCCGATGCACCCAGATCCACCGGGCGAACTCCCACTTGTCCGTGATCGTCGGGACGTAGCGGGTGGTGGTGCTGACCGCGCGGCCGGCGAACCCCTTGGCCTGGGCGCGTTGCTTGCCCAGCTTCGTCGCTTCGGCTTCGGCGGCCTGCGCATCGGCAAGCTGCTTCTCCGCAGCCTCACGTTCAGCAAGGTTGGTGCGGTCCACCTCGCGCACGGCCTTCTGCGCCGCCTCACGCTGCCGGTCGGCTTCCGCGCGGGCCTCGTCTGCGATACGCTTCTGCTCGGCAGCCTTCTTGGCGAGGTGCGCCCCGATCAGCGCCTTCATGGTCTCGATGGCGCGAACGGCCTTGCCCTTCACCTTCTTCGTGTCGGCGACGAGCGGGGCGTACTTCTCTTGGACTGCCGCGGCCGCGTCGTCGTGCGGTCGCTTCTCCTCGACGCGACGCTCGTCGGCCCGGTCCTTCGCAGCCTGCATGAGGCGGAGGAGCGCGGCGGCATCGGCGGCCTGTTCGTCCGTCTCGATGGGCTTGCCGTCTGCCCATAGCGCGCATTCCTCGTATAGGTCGCCGATCTCCTTTGCGGACAGGTCGAACGGCTCCGGCGGGGGCTGGTTCGCACCGACGACAGCGCGCGGGTTCTCGGCGGCCTCGTTGGCGAGCATGTGGGCGGTCATGACTGCACCGGGGCAGTTTTGGCGGCCTCCTGGAAATGCCGGATCATTGCGCCCTCGTTGGCGCCACCGCCGATGATGCCGCCCATCGGGTTGATGACCGCGATGTGGACGAACTTCTTCCCGGTCAGCTTCGCGCTGTAGCCGGGGACGCCCTCAACCTCTGTGGGGCTCCGGTTGAACTCGACTTCCCACTCGTCGGTCTCGGCTTTCCAAAGACCGCGGCCATCGAAGTCCGCTGCGCCGCGGGCCGTGGCCCACTCTGCGAACGCCATGAACAGTTCGCTGATTCCGTCGCTCACGCTGCCTTCCTCCCCTGCTTCCGCGCATCACGCGCCCTAAGTGCTGCCTCCAGCCGGTCCAGTGCCAGGCGGGCGAGGAATATCTCCGTGACCTTCGCCCGCGCCCAATCGCTCGCGTCCGTGTCGTCATCGACGTACGGGATCAGCGCATCGATCTTCTCCGCCATGCACCGGGCGTGGTGAGCGGCGACCGTCGCCATCTGCTCCATCATCTGCGGGCGAGTGGGGGCGGGACGTACCAGCCAGCCCTTCGCAGCGAGGGCGTCGGCCATCTGCTGGTCGGTCATGGTCTCAGCGGTCATCGGTGCCCCCTTTGGCCGTACAGCATGCGGCGCGTTGCCCATGCCCGGCTCCGGATCTCGCGCATGACTTCCGGCGGCTTCGGCGCTGCCCTTTTGCGGGGCGCTTGGCCCGGCAGGAAACAGATGCCGTCATCAAGCCCGGACTCGTCGGGCTTGTGGTCGTGCACGAAAGTCGTTTCGGCGCCGCAGACCGGGCAGTGCGTGATCGCGGCGTTGTTCTCCATGTCCTGCTCGGGGGTCATGGCTTGGCGTCCAGGAGGGCGCGGGCGCGGCGGAGGTCGCCGAGCGTGATCTTCGCGCCGTCGATGTTGTGAATGACTTCGCTGTCAGGCTGATGCTTGGAGTGCCGGTGCAAGGTCGCGTTCGCGTAGTTCTGAAACGGCCGCAGCGCCTCCTCCAGCGCCGCGATACGGGCGTCGGTGGCTCGCGCGTTCCAGGCGGCGACTACGCTTTCGTCCGTCCTATCCGAGTAGAAGCAGACCATCCCGCAATCCGCCGGGCCGTGGTGGATGACGGCATCCGTGTCTCCGTCGCTGGGCCAAAGCGCCTTACGAAACATCGCCGCTCCCCCGCAAAACGGGCACGGCTTCAATTCGGGCTCGCTCATCTCCGCGCCTCCATGACCTGCTGCTGCCGGGTCGCCTCGGCGTCCATCGCCTGGAACCCAGCCACCCACATGCCGGCCGCGCCGGCCGCCAGGATCAGCACGAACAGGCACCCGAGCGCCGCCCGCTTGACCTGCGCACGCTCCCGGCGGTTGAGGCCCATGCGCTCCCAAAGGCCGGTGGCAGGGCCGGGGGTGTAGACGCCGGTCATGACTGCACCTGTGCGACGCTGGCAGCTTCCTTGAAGTGCCGGATCATCGCATCCTCGTTGGCGCCGCCGCCGATGATGCCGCCCGTCGGATTGATGAGTGCGATGTGAAATAACTTCTTACCGATCAGCTTCGCGCTGTATGGCGGGACGCCATCGACTTCGGCTCGGCTCCGGTTGAACTCGACTTCCCATTCGTCAGTCTCAGCCTTCCAGAGACCTGGGCCGTCGAAGTCGGCAACGCCGCGGGCATTGGCCCAGTCTGCGAACGCCATGAACAGTTCGCTGATACCGCCGTCCATCACAGTGCCCTCCGCTGGTAAGCGTGCAGGTCCGCTTCGGCCTGCTTGGTGGCGTCGTAGGTGTTGGGGCGCGGCAGGCTGTCCGTCTGCCCGACGAAGTCGCTCAGCGCGTCCGACAGCGCGTCGCAAAGCTGGTCTCGCGCCGCGTCGAGCGTGTCCGTGTTCGTCGGCATCTTCCGCAGCTTGCGGATGTCGTCGGCCATGAGCGCGATAAGCTGCGCGGCCTTGGCGCAGTCTTGGCGCTCGCCGTCGAGCCCATCGTTGCGGAGTGGACTGTAGTGGTTCATGCGTCTCTCCATTCGCATACCGCACGGTCACCGCAGTGGCCGTCTGGGATGCCGGGGGGACCGGCCAAAGTCCCCCCGCGAGTCTTTCGGTGCAGTCGGCCTTTCTTCGTCTGGTTGCGATGGATGCTTGGCGCATCGTCCGAACGCGACCGGAGCCGCGGCCGGCGATACGTCAGGCTTTGCGCGGCAGCCGCTTGAACTCCTGCCGGGCTCGCCACCGACGGGCCTGCCGGCTGTTGTTGACCTCGGGTTCGGGCTTCGGTGGCGGAGCGGCTTGTGGCTCTTCAGTGGCCTCCGCCAGCACGTCATCAGATCCCCGGTCCGCCTCCAGAAGGGCGTGCAACCGGCCGCTGGCGAGGAGCGAAGTGGCGATGGCGTAGGCTTGCCGGCGACTGTTCATCACTCCCTCCCGTCTCTGCTCGCCACCATGTGCTCGACGAGGGCGGCGCGCTCGGTGGGGCATCCGACGTAGGCGGCTGCCGCATGGGACAGGGCTATGTCCCTGGTTACGCCGTGAAAGTCGCGCATGAGGCGGTCCGCGTGGCGCTCAATTGCCGTCACCCCCGCATCCCGCAGGATCTCGTCCACAGTGCGCGCCATCAGGGCGTACCGGTGGCGAGCATTAGGCCCAGCGTCTCGGGGTGCGCCTTTGCGTCAGCCAACCCGCGGTCGTAGCCCTTCTGCTCGGCAGCGCGTTCTTTGGCGGCATGTTCGGCGCCCAGCCGATAGAATGTGGTCGATGCCGCGTCGGTCTCCGACAGGAAGGAGGCAAGCTGGCGCTCGACCTCGCGATACCGTTCCGCCGTCACGCCGCAGATCGGGTCTTCACACTCGACCGTGCCGAAGTGCTCGCGAGCGGCGTCCTCGTCAGTGAAAACCTCGTCGCAATGGAAACAGCGCCAGGGTCCGGGCTTGTGTGCCATCCTCACCTCCTACGCCGCGCGCTTGGATGCGGCGGCTTCTGCGTGCGATGCCGCTCCGTATGCGATGTCGAAGGACGCCCGCGCCGCGACGTAGGCCTTCTGCGCCTTCCGCCGGTCGTAGGGCGAGACGGACGCGGGATCGGTCAACGCGCGCTCGTAGGTCACCTCGACATCGACCAGCTTGCGGTGCCGTTGCTCGGCAACTTCCGCCAACGACCGGAGATGCAGGTCCAGGTACGGGCTGTTCGGGAGATCGCCCATCAGTACGCATCCCTCTGCTCGACCATGAGGCTCACCAGAGCAGCATGCTCGGCAGGGTCGGTGGTCAGGCCGGACGCGACCATCTCGGCGGCACGCTCAAACCCATCGGGGTTCACGGCAGCCTCGATGCGGGCCTTCGCGCAAAGCTCCTGCGTGGACAGCCCGGCGGCGTCGAGAACGGTGGAAAGGTGACGAGGCATATCGCTCTCCGTGGTGGGTTAGGCGGCGCGAATGGCGGCCATGCGCTTCGCCCGGCGCGGCTCAGACAGCGGCAGGAACCGCCAGCCCTTCGTCGCGTGGAACCAGCACTCGCGGTCGCCAAACTCGACGACGCGCAACGCGGACCGGCGCATCGTCCCCTTGGCCTCGGATGCGACCGGCTTGTCGGAGCGCTTCATGCCGGCGCGGCGGATCTTGCGGGCGGTGATGGTGTTCATGGCGGCTCTCCGTGTGGCTGGTACGGAGAACAATATTCAAGCCGCTTGAATTTGTCCAACAAAAAATTCAGGTGGCTTGAACGTGTCTTTTCGCTATATGCCGTTGACGGCTCGCGCAGGCGGGCTCGACGCAATGGCGGAGCGATACGCGATGGTGACGAGGGCGGAGCGCGATCAGATCCTGCTGTCTGCATGGCAGCGCGGGCTAACAGTCAAGCAGGCGGCCAAAGAGACGGGCATGGCGCTCGTGACGGTTCGGAGCTTCGAGGCGCGCCACGGCTGCGCATTCATCGCAGAGACGGCGCGAGCCGAAAAAATGGCCGCGCGTCTGCGCGAGGCGCTGGCGCAAGGCGTGACGGTCGCGGCCGCCGTCCGTGAGCTTGGGATTTCGCGGCGGGATATCGCAGTCTTCGAGGCCAGATCCGGCCTATCCTTGCCGAGGGCGCGCCGCGGCGTTTCGGCCGATCACCCGTCTGTCCGCGCAAGGCACGCTGAGAACGCAGAGCGGATTCCGCGGATGGAGGCGCTGTATCGCGCCGGGTACTCGTTGGAAACGATCGCCGCCGACTACGGCATCTCGCGCGAGCGCGTCCGCCAGCTGCTCAAGAAATACACTGAGACAACCCGTCGGGATGGCGGGGTGGCCGTGCAGGCTGCCGTTCGTGCCGCTCGGGTGCGAGCCAGCCGCGAGGCAGCCTGCCTACGGCGCTATGGGTGCACGGTCGATCAGATGAAGGAGATTCGCCGTATCGGCGGCGGGACAAACCGGATCGTCCGGACCTACCAGAGTCAGCGCGGCAACGCGAAGACGCGCGGGATCGAGTGGCGCATGACGTTCTGGGAGTGGTGGACCATTTGGCAGCAGTCAGGCCACTGGCAGAGGCGCGGGCGCGGCCAGGGGTACGTCATGTGCCGTCAGGGAGACGAAGGCCCGTATGCGGTCGGGAACGTATTCATCGCGACCGCTGCCGAAAACTCATCCAATCAGAGAGGGCGTAAGTCGGATCTGCCAATGGGCGTAACCGCGACTAAGAGCGGCCGGTTTGCTGCGCACAGGATGATCGGCGGCAGGGTGCGGGGCCTGGGGACGCACGACACGCCAGCCCAGGCGCACGCGGCGTACCTGATGGCGGGGTCAGGCAACCCGGCTGGTGGCGGCGGCAACCTTCGGGATCTTCGCCCTGATCTTCTCGACAAGCCCCGCAGACAGAGAGCTGGCGTCGCCTCGGTAGATCCAGTCCAGCGTCAAGCCGTGCCCATCGCATAGCGCTTGCGCGCCGTCGATGTCCGGACGCCCCTTGGCTCGCTCCCACTGGTTATATGCGTTCGGCGCCACCCCTGCGGCTCCGGCGAACGCATTTTGCCGCATCCCGAGCGCTAGGCGCGTGACGCGGAGCCGTTCGGCTATCGCGTCAATCGATCTCGGGGCTGCGTGCTTGATGAGTTCCATGCGCAGGAGTGTGCCCCAACGCACAGCGGGAGTCAGTTCAGGTTCAAGCTGCTTGACTTCATTCAAGTGGCTTGAATATACTCGGGACATGGACGTTTCAGCGATCATCGCCGCGCTCGGCGGCAACAAGGCAGTAGCCGATCTTTTTGGCGTGCTGCCTTCGGCCGTCAGCAACTGGAAGGCCGCGGGCAGGTTCCCCGACCGGCTGCACCTTCGCGTTTTCTTGGAATGCCAGTCGCGTGGCGTTTCGGTCCCACCGGAACTGTTGTCGACGACCAGTCGCAACGCGGCGTGAGGTGATGCGGTCTGATGGCGGGCTTTCGGCTGCATCCTGCACCCCTTGGATGTTCGGCCGGGAGCCCGGCGGAACCCAAAGGGTGTACCCCGAACGGACATACGCGCAAGGCCGAATGCCGCTTTTGTGACCGAAATGTGTCCGGACAGTTTGCCCTCTCAAACCTTTCAGGGGCTTAGCCATGACCACCGTCATCGTCGTCTGGATCGCCCTCGCTGTTCTCGGCGTGGTCATGCTGGCCACCGGCACGAGCGAGGACCGGTAGATGGCCTGGACCGCAGCCGCTCTCGCCTTCTTCGCCGTGTGTGCCGCGCTCGTTCTGTGCGTGCTGCTGGTGCGTCATCTGGAGCGCACGCGGGCCGGTGTGGACGAGGACTTCAGCATCTTCCGTCCCTACGCCAAGGCCCCGGAGAGCGACGCTGACGAGCGGGCCAATGTGGCGAAGCGCATCGCTCTCAACGCCAAGCGCGGGACCTGATCGATGGGGCCGCTCTCCGCAATCCAGGATATCGAGATGCGCGCTGCCGCTGCCGACGATGCTCGTCGCACCTCTCGCGCCATCCGCACCGACCCGACCCCCGGCTATCTCGCCGACGTGTGCAACGCGCTTGCCGATGCCGAGGCGTTCTGCCGCCGGGCGTCTGACAAGCCCGCCGCGCCGCGCGATCCGCTGATGGAGTTTCGCACCCAATGGTAAGCCCCCCCGTCTCCTTGGAAGGCAATGTGCGCCGCCCTGCGCCGGCATCGTGTGAGACGGCTCACACCGATCCGAAAGTGCAGGAACGCCTTACGGAGTACGCCCTCCGCATCTCCCACTGGCTCGACACGCGAGAGGGCGAGCGATGAGCCGCCCCGCCGGGGACCGATGGACTTGCGAGCAGTGCGGGCAGGCCTTCAGCCGGCATAAGTCCGGCGGCCGCCCGATCCGCTTCTGTCGGCTTTCCTGCTACCACGCATGGCGCGCCGACGCGAACCTGACGGCGGGGCAATTTGTCACCGGGCTCATCCCCTGGAACAAAGGCGTCAAGGGCCTGCGCCTGAGCCCCGCGACGGAATGGAAGAAGGGCCAGCGCGGCCGCAACTGGATGCCAGTGGGCTCCGAGACGGTCCGAACGTGCAAAGGCGGTCACCGCCGCGCGTTCGTAAAGCTGGCCGAGCCGAACGTCTGGCGTGAGCGCGCCATTGTCGTTTGGGAAGCGGTGAACGGCCCGCTGCCCGAGGGGATGGTCGTCCACCACGAAGACCGCGATCCGCTGAACGACGATCTGGGCAACCTCACTGCGCTGACACGCGCGGAGCACCTTGCCGAGCATCGCAACGAGTTTCGCCGCGAGCCCCCGAAGAAGGCGGTCCAGCTTGGCCTGCCCACGGGGGGCGCAGCATGAGCGGAAGTCCCGACACGCGAGAGGGCGAGTAGATGGCGCACCCCAGCCCGAAGCCTCGCCGCGACTATGATGCCGATCCGCACGACTTCTTCATCGAGCCGGAATGGTGCGTCCACGCGCTGCTCGATGCGGAGCGGTTCGTCGGCGACGTGCTGGACCCGGCATGCGGCAGCGGGACCATCCCGCGGGTGTGCAACCAGCGCGGCATCACGACCCGGCAAGAGGACATCGTGGCCCGAAAGGGTGTGCAGATCGTCGCGGACTTCCTAGCGCCCCTGTCTCCGATCGTCGTGCTCAACGACAACATCATCTGCAATCCGCCTTACGGCATTGCCGAGCAGTTCATCCGCCGCGCGCTGCAGGTCACCAACCACAAGGTCGCGATGATCCTGCAGGAGAAGTTCCTGTACAGCGGCAAGCGCCACGCGCTGTTCACCGAGACGCCGCTGGCCAGGATCTACTTCCTGAGCGACCGCCCGTCGATGCCGCCGGGCGACAAATTCCTGGCCGGCGAGATCGATGCGAAGGGCGGATCCGTCAACTACTGCTGGATGGTTTGGTCGCAGGACCATCATGGGCCGCCCACGGCGCACTGGCTGCGGAAGCCGGCGACGATCGCCACTCAGGTGGCAGCATGACGCCCCCGGAGCCCAGCGTGCCCTCATTCCCCGGCAAGCCCATGGCGTGGAAGCGGGCGGGCAAGGCCGGACGGATCCAGTACACCCCGACCGACATGCGGAATCAGCAGTCGTTCATCCGGCTGCTGGCCATGCAGGAGATGGCAGGGCGGGCACCGCTGGACGGCCCGATCCGCCTCCGCATGGACTTCCGTTTCGAGATCCCCGCGTCGTGGTCGAGGCGCAAGCAGGTGGCGGCAATGGGTGCCCCGCATGTGTCGCGGCCCGATGCCAGCAACCTCGCCAAGCTCGTCGAGGACGCCCTGAACGGCACTGCCTTCCGGGACGACGCGCAAGTGGCGGAACTGACGATCACCAAACGCTACGGCCCGCAGGCATTGACCGTGGTCATGGTCGAGGCGCTGGCCGACGGCATCAACGCCAAGGAGGCAGCATAATGCCCGGCTACCCTGGAATGGTCACCCGGCCCTGGAGCATCGACGAAGACGACACCATCCGCGCCAACCGCGCTGCCGGCATCGAGGACGCGGTGACCGCGGAGCAAATCGGCCGCACGCTCGGCGCCGTCGGCAAGCGGGCGCAGAAGCTGAAGGTCAGCACGCGCTTTGTCCAGCCGATCGCCAATGACGATGCGCTGTTCAATTACCTGAAGCAGGCCGCCATTGAAGGCCGCCCGTGCCCCGGCTCCGAAGAGATCGAGGAGAAGCTAGGCATCACGTCGCATGTGTCCACCAATGGCGTGAAGCGTCTCGCCCGCAGTGGCCGCATTATCATCCACCGCTTCGGCAGCAACCGGCGGAAGGTCGAGATCCCAGGCGTCGGTGCTACCGGCTTCACCCAGCCCCGGCGGCTCTCCCGTCCCGATTACGAGTGGCAGTTCGAGAGCCCGATCCGGGAGAAGCCCGGCGCGTCTGCGATATGGGCGGGCATGCGGTTTGACTCTGCGGATGTCCAGTCGGATCCGCGCCGTGCGCCGCTCTACCTCACCCAGGTTGCCACGCAGGTCGATGGGGCATGGTGATGGACGACCACCGCGACCTCGCCCGCGACTATCTGGCCGGCGCCACGATGATCGAACTGGCCGGCAAGTACGGCGTGAACCACACCACCATTCACCGCCGCTTGAAGGCTGCCGGCGTGCCGACGCGCAGCTGCGGCGCTCGCACCACCGAGCAGAAGCTGGAGTTTGCCGCGCGGGTTGCCGAGCCTCCCCAGCCGATCGCAAGCCCGTACGTGGACACGTCGATGCTGTCCGAGATTCCCCTGAAGCCAGCCATACAGGCGCGCGTGCTCGGCGGGAGGGTGTGGCGATGAACGCCGTCTATCTCAACACCGCTCAGATCCGCGAGGACTACCGCTCCGGCATGACGCGCAATGAGATTGCCGCCAAGCACCGGACGACGCGGGCAGTCATCCTAGCGCACATGAAGGCGAACGGGATCCCGCAGGATCGGAACCTGATCCCAGCGCCGGGCGAGGAGAAGCAGTGCAAGCCGGTCGCTACGCACGCATCCCTGACTGCGGAGGTGGCACTACGCCCTGCCGTTCAGGGCCGCGTCATTGGCGGGAGGGTCTGGCGATGACCATCACCGACGAAGCCCGCGCCGTGGCCCGCGAGTACATCATGTGGCGGATGTGCGAATGCGAGTGGGGCCTGCATCGCATCCTGGACGAAAGCACGATTGCCCATGCCAGCCAGCTGACCGAACGCGACGCGATCGACCTCGTCGCCGCGCATTGGCAGCGGTACATCAAGCCCGGCTCCAGCGGCACGGTCACGCCAGCGCCGAGCAAGCCCGCGGCCGTCGGCGAGGTGGTCGACTTCAAGACCGAAGACCCGCTCGACCATGTCATCCGCACTGCCGTGATGGGCGCCGCGAAGTCGTACCGGTCAGCGCACGCCGGGGAGCGGGTAGACGAGCCGCATTTCGTCGGCAGCCTCGCCAAGCGGGTGCTGGGTGAACTGCTATCCGTGACCGGCCGGGAGCGCCTGCAGAAGGCCCTAGAGGCATCGGAGAGCAACGCGCCGCAGCCCGTGCCCGACACGCCGGTCTACGCGCCGAGCACCGATCTTGCCGCCAAGGAACTGAGGCCTGCCGAGAAAGGCCTGCGCGTCATCGGTGGGAGGGTCTGGCGGTGACGGTGCTCCCGTTCCCCACGCAATACGAGATCAGCGCCGTGGACCGCGCTCGCTGGATTGCCAGGCAGGCGGAGGAGGTCGCTGCGGCCAACCCCAACCCCTGGACCGTCATGGACGCGATCAACGCCAAGCAGCGCTTTGCCGCCGCCCTCGCAAAAGAGGCCGGCATTCATACGCGCGGAGAGGGGTGAGCGCGTGAGCGGGACGCCTTTCATGCAGCTCTACGTCGCCGACTATCTGGGCGACACGATGCACCTGAGCACTGAGCAGCATGGGGCTTACCTCTTGCTGCTCATGGCGATGTGGCGTGCGGGCGGCTCGCTCCCCAACGACGAGAAGAAGCTGGCACGGATCGTCGGTCTGTCCACGATCAAATGGCGGCGGGTGGCCGCCGACGTGATGGCGTTCTTCACGGTCGACGGCGACGAGATCACTGCTTGGCATCTGGAACGCTGGCCAGCCGAATACCGCAAGATGCAGGGGCGGACGCCGCTCCCGCAGTCGGTGAGACAGGCAATCATCGAGAGAGACGGGCAGCGGTGCCGCTACTGCGGCGGCGAGACCGGGCCTTTCCAGATTGACCATATCGTTCCGTTCGTCCGAGGCGGGACTGACGACCACGAAAATCTGACCGTGGCGTGCAAGCCGTGCAACCAGTCGAAGGGCTTCAAGCTGCTTGGGGAGTGGCGCCAATGAGCGAGCGCCCTTGGTACAAGCGGTACCCGTCCGACTTCATCGCCGGCACGCTCGGGATGAGCCTGGAGGAGAAGGGCGCGTACAGCATCCTTCTGGACCTGATCTATGACCGCGGCCGCCCGATACCGGACGACGCTCGCTACCTTGCCGGCGTCTGCGGATGCTCGGTCAGGAAGTGGAACACCATCCGCGAGCGCCTCATCGATGCCGGCAAAATCTTCTGCCGAGACGGCTTTCTGACCAACTCCCGCGCTGAAAAAGAGATCGAGAACGCCGCGAAAATCGCGCGAAAACTCGCTGAAAACGGCGCGAAAGGCGGAAATAAAAAGGCCGAAAACGCAGCGGCCGCAAGCGAAAACAATAACATAGCCGTAGTCGAGCTACCACTCACGCGCGTTCTCCAGAAGCCAGATACCAGAGAAGAAAAGAAAGAACCCCATCCCCCTTCGGGGGATCCCCCCCACGAAGCCGCGACGGGTCCGCCTGCCAAGCGGGCGACCAGCCTGCCAAGCGATTGGTGGCCTGGGGAAGCCGAAGTCGAGTTCGCAAGGTCGAAGGGGTTTACCGATGACGAAATCCGAGCCACTGCCGAAATCTTCCGGGATTCCTGGGTCGCAAAGGGCGGTGCGGCTGGTCGAAAAGCCGATTGGCCAGCCACATGGCGGAATTGGGTCCGTCGCGACATCGAGGACGGTCGCCGCGGCCCAAAGGCTCATGCAGCTGCGGCCCGCGGAAACGGACGCGGGCCTGCTAGCTACTCTGAGGTCGCGCTACGGCGTGTCCATGCAGCCCGCCTATAGGACCATCTATCCCGAGGGCGGTGGCTTCGAGAGCACGAACGACGGTGGCGCGGTCGCTCTTGCCGAGCATGCCGATCAGGCCGCGGCCCGTGAGGCGGTGGAACTGGCAATGACGCCAGCGCCGCGCGAGGAGATCACCAAGGCGCTCGCCGTCCTTCGGGCTCTCACGAAAAGCCGGGCCGCGTCGGAATCCGACCTCGATTTCGAGTACGGCGTGATGGAGCAGCAGTTGAGCCGCTACCCGGCCGACGTGGTTATGGCCGTGCTCCGGACACATGCGGACAAATCGCCGTGGTTCCCGGCATGGGCCGAACTGCTGCCACGCCTCGATCGCCTGACGAGCAACCGGCGGTGGATGCTGGCGCAGCTTCGGCCGGTCGAGAAAAAGGACGTGGCGGGCATCATCGCCAGCATGATTGACGACGTGCTCGGCAGTGGTGACCCGGCATGAACCGCCACACCGCCCGCCCCGCGTGCTTCACGGACGACCCGAGCACGCGCCACGGCCCGCCTGCGCGTCAACTGGACGGGAGCGAACGCCCCTGGCCCGGCGATGCGACGTGGTGCGGGAACGCTACGGCGGACTACTGGGAACGGCACTTGGCGCTTACCCCCGGCTGCCTGGGCTGCGGAGCCGGCTACGAGGCGCGCGTGATGGCGGGGCAGGGCTGATGGCCGTGCGCTCGTACCTCGGGAAGTACAGCCCCTCGATCCTGACGGCTGCTGAGCATCGAGCCTCGCGTCGTCGAGCGCAGGTCGAGGGCCTGAGAGCGGGTGTCGCGCTGGTGGTGCTGGACGAGATTGGTTGCCCGATACGCCGCGAGTGCGTCGAGCAGGAAGTGCGCAAGCAGGCTGGCATGGACATCGGATGACGCACATGAGCGAGGACGAGAAGCTGGTTCGCAAGGTCGCCGAGCGGATCATGGAGGACGGGTCCTTCTCGGTCGATACCGACTGGACCGCGTTCGCCGATCAGGCTGTCGCCGCCATCGCCGCCGTGAGGGCATGGGACGCGGAGCAGGGCTTGGTCACCGTGCCGCGGGTGCCGACCGCGGGGATGGTGGACGCAGTCCGCCCGGCGGCGACGGACTGGATCGGCCACGCCAGTGCGCCAGCGTCCACGGTGGAGAGGTGGCAGGACGCGACGGCATCCGCTGCGGTTAGGCAGTATCGCGCCATGATCCGCGCAGCCACCCCCGCCCCGCAGAGCGACGGAGAGGCGTGATGAGCCTCTACATCGTCTTCCAGTGCTCTCACAGTACCGGCGTGTCGACGGGCTGGTGCGTGTTCCAGGACTGCCCCACCCCCAGAGCGGCAGCAGACATGTTCGCCCTCCACGACCGGCTGAAGGAATGCCTAGCCGGAGAATACGACGGGCTAGGCGATGCGGTCATCCTGAACTGGGAGGAATTGCCGGCATGACCGCGCCCCTGATCCTCATCGGCCGCTGCGGCGACACCCCCGGCCAGTACGTCACCAGCCTCCCCGACGGGACGGAGCTATGCCGGGGCAGGCAGGCGGTGCGTCCTGCGGCGCGGGTGCTGCTGGATCTCGGATACGACCCGGCGACGATGCTGACGATCCAGTTCGTGGGGGCGGTGGTGTCGAGCTTCGTCCCGCGCACCATCCGCGCATGGGCTGCCGACCCCGACGACGGCCCCGCGGTGTCGCGTGGGTACGTCTCGGCATACGACGCAGCGGTGGCGGCGCCGGCATGAGCGAGCCCAACGCGCAGGGTGCCGTTTCTTGCCGCCTAGCGTCGCCCAGGATTAGCGGCGACGCCCTGGCCGCTGTACGGGGACCCCTGACCGCTCCCGCGAATGTACGACGCTCTACGGAGGACTTTCGAGCATGAGCAAGCGCCAGCGTCGCCAGCGCAAGGCCGTCCTCCCGCCGCCGAAGTACGGAGACCCGACACCGGAACGCCGCCAGCACTCCCACCTCCGCGAGGTCGAGACCATCGAGGCCGGTGTGCGGGCGTGGCAGGACGAGGCGCCACTGAAGCTGGACGCCTACCACGAGCATCGCCGCATCACTGACCTGCAGCACCAGGCCGGCGAGATGTACCGCGAGATGGCGTTCAACTCCGGCAAGCTCGACAAGGGCGCGTTCCGGTACGGCGCCGTCGGCGGCATGGGCGAGATCAGCGACGAGTTCGCCGAGCGTGACCGGGCGTTCCGAGACGCGGCCCGCTCCATCGGGTCGTTCATCATGGCGACGGACGCGCTGTGCCTGTACGACTTGCACGCGCCCATCGCGGAGGTGATCGAGGGGCTGGACCGGCTAGCGGCTCACTTCGGGATCACCAATCGCAGGCGAAGGGCTTGACATGCAAGGTGGAATCTCTAAGATGATTCGCGCGAAGGACCCGCGCGTCCAAAATCCGGCCTGCTGCACCGCTGCGCAGGCCTCGCGTGATTCCGGGAGCCCGCGATGAGCGACTATCCCGCCGAGCCCGACCTCTACCGCATCGCAGCGACGCCGGTAGACCCGAAGCCGGAGAGCGCGGGCGCATTCGTCATTTCGCATCAGGAAGCCGGGCGGTCGCCGACCTATCGTATGTTCTTCCCGGACGGCACAAAGCGGGCTGCGACCGAAGCTGAGGTTGCCGAATGGCGCCGCCAGCGCATCTCGGGCGTGGTGGGCATTGCTGGCACAGAGTGGGCAGCGCCGCTGGACGATGAAGCCGCTGCTGCCGACACGGTAAAGTATCTCATCGAGCGCGGCAGAGGGCTAGCGGCCATTGCCGAGCCCGACCACGCCGCCGCCCCCACCGAAGCCAAGGCGCAGAGGGTGGCGGATGAGGGATGGGGTGGCGCGCCGTCGGCCACTGTCGAGATCGAATCCGCCGCCTTGGCTGACATGATCAGGGTGGCGTTTCTCGACGGCTTCCATATGGCGGACATGGGCGGCACCGATGCGATGGTGCTGCTTGGCGCCGTCGAGTACGCTGAGGAGCATGTGGCCAACCTGCTGGCGGACGCAGACGACCTGCCCACGCTGGACGAGATCGCTGCGGATTTGTCCGACGACCTCCCCACGCTTCCCGCCAATGCACTGCGCACCTGGGAAGGCTGATGGCTACCGCTGCGGGGTGTATCGAAACGGGAATCCCCGTAACGGAACAATTTCAATGCTTTGCATGGGCATACGTCGCACAACAGTTTGACCCGTTTCTGATGACGCTAGTCGGAGTGTCGGTCAGCCTAGTCGGCGGCATCGTCTTAGCTGGCGTGTTCGCGCTTCTGCTGCGCCACGCAAAGCGCAGGGCGTGGAGCCGCACAGAGGGAGCGCGGGACTGATGGCCGACGCTCCGGCATCGCCGCCCACCCCCTCCCGCACCTCAGTAGACGAGATCCCTCCGTCCACCGTAACGCGCATACGCATAGCGAGCGGCGCAAGGGTCAAGGTAGCGGGACGGATGACGGGAACGTGAAGATGCCGCTGCCGGACCTGCGTACCACCGACCGCCGAACGCTCGCCAAGCTGGCGAGCCCGTCCGGTGCGCCGTCGCTGGTACGGCTGGCCATGTGGCGACATCGGTTATCTGGTCGGCATCGGCTACGTCGATGTGCGCTACCACCATCACGAGGACGTGCTGGAGGCGAGCATCACCCCTGCAGGCGTAAGGGGCTTGGGGATCGAGCGCCAGTACCACATCGTGCCTCTCGCATACGCAGGCCAGTGACAGACCTCCGCAGCAAAGAGGCGGCAGAGTAGGGATGCCGAGCCGTCCACCCGTTCACCGCCCAGCCGGCTACAAGCCACCAGAGCAGCGGAAGCGGGAAGCGGACAAGAGACGCGGCAACGCACGACAGCGCGGGTACGACGCAGACTGGGAACGCGCCCGCCTCGTCGTGCTGGCAGAGGAACCGATGTGCCGCTTCTGCGCTGAGCGCGGCGACGCCACCCCGGCACGCGAGGTCGACCACATCATCCCGATAGCAGATAGGCCAGACCTGCGGCTCACACGGTCCAACTTGCGCAGCCTGTGCCGCCCCTGTCATTCGCGACGGACGGTGAGGGATCAGGGGTTCGCACGCGGGCAATAGTGGCTGACGTAGCTGGAATAAGGTAGAATTGAGCGGCTCGACGAGGTGCTGGAAACACCGCGCCGAGCCTGACCAACGAGTGATGGTGGCACCCGAATGGCTCGACGTTATGTACGCCGTCTCCCCGTCCCGTGCAAACAGTGCGCGGGGCTCTTCAAGCAGCGGACTGACCGGCACCTGTATTGCTCTCGGGTTTGCGCCGCGATGGCGGCGACCACTGCATCCAGCGCGGGTGAGTGCGAGCACTGCGGAGTATCGTTTAAGAGACGCAGCACCAATCGCGACGCGGGCAGGTTTTGCTCTCGAACGTGTGCGTTTGCGTGCCTCGCCGAGAAGGCGGCGCTCGCGGCAGCTCGTAAAGGTTTGTTGGGGCTGCTGGCGAGCCGGGCAGAGTGCGCATACTGCAGCGCGCCTTATCGGAAGCGGGGCAACTGGAAGTTCTGCGGCGACGCCTGTAGATCGGCCGCTTCAGCCGCCGCCGCGCGTGCCGCGTACCGCATCTTGGCGCGCCAATGCGGCGAGCACGCTCTACGAGAGTGCGTCCATTGCAGCAGTCCATTCACGCCGGTGCATGGCAGACAATTACTGTGCAGCGAGCGATGCGCCAATCGGAGGCACGGGTCTGGGAAGACCCACAGAGCGAGGGCTAGGCGCGCGGGCGTGGAGTATGAGCCGGTCAAAAGAACGCGCGTGTTTGATCGAGACGCATGGCGCTGTCAGGTATGTGGAGCAAGGACCCCAAAGCGCCTGATCGGGTCCACGAAGCCAAACGCTCCGGAGTTGGACCACCGCGTGCCCTTGGCACTAGGCGGGGGCCACACGTGGGCAAACGTGCAGTGCGCATGTCGAGCGTGCAACGCACGGAAGGGCGGAGTGCTGGTCCTAGGGCAAATGCCCCTCTTCGCGAACCCGGAGGGGAAGGCGAGGACCGGGGCATAGCAAAACTAGAAAATGCACGTTTTCTGGGAC